TGTAAATTGTATTCTCTGTGTGGTTCTTGGCTTGATAAAGAATTTGGGCCGAGCCTACAGGGCAGCCGTGTATTTTCTTATGATCATGTGCTAAATCGTCTTAACGGTGATAAGTCCCCAGGCTATCCGTGGACGTTGAAGTACAAAAGTAAGAAAGATTACTGGCGAGGTGAGGATGCTGGTTATTATGATCAGTATTTCGATAAACTTTCCGGTGATAATTATATACAGTCGCTCTGTTTGGTATCTGTTAAAGAAGAACTACGTGAAGCAGAGAAGATTAGTCGTGATAAGGTGCGTACTATTATGGCAATGGATGTTAATCACGTTGTTGCGCATATGCAAATGTGCATGCATCAAAATGACTTGCTACGTGATTCAGCGTTAGAACATTCATCAGCCCTAGGTTATTCCGTTATGGGTGGTAATTGGTCCAAATTGCACGCGTATATTTCAGAGTTCGGAGACGAAACTGTTATACCAATGGACGGTAAGGAGTTTGATAGCAGATATAAATCGATTATCTTTGACACGATCAGAGGTTTTAGGTTTAGAATGTTAGCTCCGCAATATCGTACGTTGGATAATTATATGCGTTTGAGAAATTTGTACCATGAATTATCTCATTCACCTTTGATAAACACAGATGGAAGGGTGTATGGGCGGAGTACTGGTAACCCTTCGGGGCAAGCCTGTACTACACCTGATAATACATTTAAGAATTTTCTTGATATTTGTGTTTTATGGTGCTTGAGTGTGCCGGAATCGATGTGGGAATATGATATCTTTAAGAAGTTTGTGCGTATGGTGCTGTGTGGTGATGACCTGTTAGTTTCTGTCCATAGGGCAGGACATGGGTTGTTTAATCTTGACACCATTAAATCGCATATGGCTGAAATTGGTATGGAATACCACTTCGAGTCTGACTCGTTCAAGAATGCGGAGGATTGTACCTTCTTGGGCCATGGTTTCATTAAGTTGCGCGTGCCCGGAGTAGGCGTAGATATGTGGATGCCTGTCATAGACAGTCATCGTATGTATTGTTCGATGCTGAAATATAACGAGCACACGCGCTGTTCATGTCATCAGGACCCATTGGTTTTAGTTACTCC